TATATTGGTGTAAAATTAGTATATACATATAGATTCTTTATTTTATTGTTAAAATCTGTATGTTCAATATCGTTTGTTTTTTCATTATATTTTACATTATTATCAATTATATATTTTATTTTATATATACCGAATCCACTAAAAGCAGAATCAACTTTAACTAAATTTTTTTTTAAATATATTTCAATCAATTTATGCGATGGTTTTATTGCTGAAATATCATATACACAACTATTATGTGATATTGACATCCCAAATATTCCATTTGTATCTTTATCATTTTTAATTATATTGAACATATTATATAATTATTTCATATAATTACACTCCTTCCAGTTTTTTGCTTGATTTAAGACTTGATTTCTTATAAAAGCGAGTCTTCTTGTTCTATTAGAACAATTACGTTCATTAAATTTATTACACAATTCAGTTGAATGTTTTCCATCTAATTTTAGATGTTGTCCATAAATATTTTTATATTTTTTCTTAAATTTATCTAATATTTCATTTGTTTTATCAATACTATCATTTTCAACATAATATATTCGATAATTATCTAAATATAAATCTCCAAATTGAATAATCTTCATCAAATTCTTTTCTAAATATTTATCTCCATCCTTAACTATAAAACAAAAAGCAACATTATTCATATAAATATATTATATATTTATAGTAAAAAAATAATATTTTCTATATAAAATTAAATGTCATTTGGATGTAATATCGCAAAAGCCGGAACACAAGAAGCCGTTTTCTGTCAGGTCCAAAAATTCCCGAGAATTGTAGTTATTTCGAAAGCGTATGGCTATTTAGAAACACTCGAATTAAATCCGTGCGTCCCCGTCGGTAAAACGAATCAGCCGTGCGGATTCGGATGTTGCGCGGATATTCCCGACGCCTCAAAGAGACCAGTCATTCAACCAAAGTCGGGACAACCATACAATCCCAATCCTCCATTTCCTTTCGTTCCACCTGCGGAACAGATTGCTTGTTATAATTTGCGGTCCAGTTTGAACACATGTGATGTAAATAAGAGGAATTTTTATATCAATACTAATAGTTATAATAGTGTTTTGGGTCCATCTACGTAAGATTTATAATCTAAAAAAGTCTGAACTAAATTTAGTAGAAAAAATGTTTTGTTGTAGGTCTTTATCTGTTCGCATATTTTCCCGCTTTACGGGTAAATCGGTTTAGCAATACAACTTGTATATTTCCAACAGTTCTATATTTTCATCATTTTCAATCCGGTCAATACAATCTTCGATTGTTTCAATCAATTTATCTAATTTATCGTCAATATCTACTTTACTGATATTGTGATCTGGATTAAAACGGATAAATATCCATTTACCACTATGAATCATATATAAGTCATCATAACGTATTTCTTCATCTTTTTGGTCATATCCTCTATGTCCAAACTCGTCAGTTTCAACTGCTAAAATAGTATTACCTATCAATTTACGATGATCTATACGACGTCGATGTGAGCAATCACAATTACCAGTATATAATGGTCTATCATGGACAAATTCTTCAAAATTCGAATTGATCGCATTTCTAACCATAATTTCTTTTGTATGAGTGTATATAACCTGACTGCGTTTATCATCTGGAAATATACGCTTGAAACAAGTTGCACAGTATCCATCATATTTTAAACATCCACTTCTTGAATCTATCCAATCTATACAATTCGGACAACGTGTTCCGCCTCCGTGTGAGATACATTTATCGGATTTTCCTTTTGCACTTGCTTTACATGCAGGTTCATTACATCGTTTTCCGCCTCCATGTGCGACACATTTATCAGTCTTACCTTCTGCACCGGTTTTACAATCTGGTTCATTACAACGTTTTCCGCCTCCGTGTGTGATACATTTATCAGTTTTACCTTGTGCACTGGTTTTACAATCAGGTTCATTACAACGTTTTCCGCCTCCGTGTGCGATACATTTATCGGTTTTACCTTGGGCGCTTGATTTACAATCTGGTTCATTACAACGTTTTCCGCCTCCATGTGCGATACATTTATCAGATTTTCCTCTGGCGCTTACTTTACAATCTGGCTCATTACATAGTTTTCCTCCTCCATGTGATTTACATTTATCAGTTTTGCCTTGTGCACTTGCTTTACAATCCGGTTCATTACATCTTTTTCCGCCTCCATGTGCGACACATTTATTGGTTTTTCCTTGTGCACTTGCTTTACAATGAGGTTCGCTACAACGTTTTCCGCCTCCATGTGCGACACATTTATCTGAATTTCCTCGTGCGCTTGAATGACAATCAGGTTCATTACATCTTTTTCCGCCTCCATGTGCTTTACATTTATCTGTTTTGCCTATTGCGCCTGATTTACAATCAGGTTCATTACAACGTTTTCCGCCTCCATGGGCGACACATTTATTAGTTTTTCCTTGTGCACTTGCTTTACAATCTGGTTCATTACATCTTTTTCCGCCTCCATGTGCGACACATTTATTAGTTTTGCCAATTGCGCTTGCTTTACAATCTGGTTCATTACATCTTTTTCCGCCTCCATGTGCGACACATTTATTAGTTTTTCCTTGTGCACTTGCTTTACAATCTGGTTCATTACATCGGGTTCCACCTCCATGTGCTTTACATTTATTAGTTTTGCCTTGTGCACTTGATTTACAATCCGGTTCATTACATCGGGTTCCGCCTCCATGTGCTTTACATTTATTAGTTTTGCCTTGTGCACTTGATTTACAATCAGCTTCATTACATATTTTTCGTGTCATATTATTATAATAATATAAATTTGAAATTTTTTAAATCATTTTTTTGAAAACAGAATTATGTATTTTTTAGTGGTTTCAAAAATTAAATTTTTTTATATCAATACTAATCGTTATAATTTGCGATCCAGTTTGAATTCGTGTGATGTAAATAAGAGGAATTTTTATATCAATACTAATAGTTATAATAGTGTTTTGGGTCCATCTACGTAAGATTTATAAAAATGTATCGCTTTTACACAATTTATTATTTTTTGGAGAATTTTTCCAATACTTTTGATAAAAACGACGCAATTATCGTTTCATTATCAATTCGATTCATCGCTGCTTGAAAAATCATTCGTTCACGAAATTTACGTGCGGCTTCTTCTTTATTCGTTGAGCGTGTGATTCTTCCATTTTCTTTGGATTGTTGTTGATTCATTTTGTATGATGTAATGAAGTAATACCGTAAAATTTGTGCGTGTTTTTACCATCAATTTTATCTAATTTTTAATCCTCATTTTTTGGTATGTGAGCGTTTCCATTTTTCAAGTAATCCGGAAACCCACTCTGAATCCCGCTTCATAATTTCCGCCACATCCGGTGTCCTTTTATGTAATAAGTTGTATTGCACAACAAGTTCGTGTATAATTGTAATAAGTGCGCTGTGTTCCCCATGATTATGACGCAATGAAATAATCGCGCTAATTAAAGCACGATGACGCGCAATAGATGACATTTTCTTAACTTCTGAATATCCAAAATGAGAGAGGACATTGTCATCCGAAAGTGGTATTTTCTTAGGAGAAGCTTTCTTCTTACAATCTCTATCATGACAAATTGATTTTATTGCTTCTTTGTTCTTTTTGCGCTCGATCGCCACGTGTTTCTTCAAGTTTACTTTTTTACCCCCGTCCATATATGTTTATATAATATTATAAATTTTCAAAATATTGAAAAAATCACTTTCAATTAGATCGCGCTTTTTGTTGAGCTTTTGTTAGGCCCAACCAATCACGACGCTTTTTTCTTCCCGGACGTGTGCTATGTTGAGTTCGTGGTTCTCCAGAAAAGGAATAACGACTACTACCACCACCACTATAACTACTCGCGTATTTGGGAACAAATTTGTAAGTTTCACAGAATGACTCAATCTTCTCATCTGTGTCCAGCCGACTCACAACCAATTCAAGCCAAACTTCTCTTGTAAGAAGCCGGTCTGGGTTTGTAATGTAGAGCTTTGAACACACATATTCAAATGACGGCAATTTGTCGTATTTTCGACCTTTGACGTAATCAACAACAGCCTTTCGAAAATCTTCGTCAGTTGATTGAAACAATGTGAAATTGCGAGAACTGACAGAAACCGGTAATCCAAAAGGGATGTACGGAAGTTTCAAGAAGTCATTCTGACTAATGAACAAGTCATACAATGAGCAAAACAAATCGATTTCAATTGGAAATCCAATAATTTCTTTAAGTTTCTCTTTGAATATTTCATTCTGTTCAAGTTGTTCTTCTTCATTCAAACGAACGCTGGTTGGATAAAAGGTTCCATCTACGGTTATTAACTTCCAACCGATGAGGTTCCGATATCCAAGCAACCTCATTTTTCCACCATTCTTGTCTTGGTCCTCTTTATTACAGTTGAGAAGTTTCATCGAAACCTGAATAAGTTCAAGATGTTTCTTGATTTCAGATGGTAATTTGACACCCGAAATCTCCAACAGTTTCTTAATCTTTGGAAAATAAGAGATGTGCATGAGAAGTGGGTTCTGCGCAGATGTTTCACAAACACACGCAGATATAACCGTGAAAATAAGCGCATTCTGAATGCTCATATTGTCATGAGGAAACTCGGTTGATGGGCCACACAAAGTAGCACAAGTCGTTGAGTTCTTCAATCTCCATTGGATTTCTTCCTCAATTTGAGGCTTGAACTCTTGAAGAAATGAGACCGATAACATACGGAGGGCAAAACAGAAGTAGAAAAGGTTGGGGTTTCCGACCTTCTTTCCATTGAACAACAGCTTCGCAAGCGCAGAGTCGTTAAATTTGACAATTGATTCTTTTTGTTCATTCGTCGCTTTTTTCGGAAATATGAGGAGTCCCGCATCACGCATTGAACCTCGTGTAAGAGGATGCGAAAGATTCAAAGCACTATTAATTGAATGTTGAACCATTCCAGCAAACCCATCCAATCCAATTAGAGTCATAAAGATTCCATCATTGACACCCAACAACATTGGAAATTTCCTCATCTGAGAAAGATTTCCTGATGGAAGTAGTGAATCACCTTGCGCAATTGGAACAATTGCGATTGTAAGTTCTCCGGAAATAGGATCCTCAAAATCAAATGAAAGATTTTTAAAATTCGGGTCATCAAAATTACAAGGGTCCTCGATTGCGCAAGTAGCAATATTGACTTCTTCCGCAACACTTGCGTTCGCAGCAGCCAAACCAAAAATTCCACCCCCAGAATTGTGTAATCCGGATTTAATTCCAAAATCACTCAATCTTTTTGTGAGGTCGCTTTCAGTTCGAATAAGATTCGTAAGTGGGTTTCCATCCTTCTCTTTTTTCAAGTGAAAATCGGAAGTCATCTTCCTGACGCATCCCTCCAAGACAGAAAACGATAGATCTTTTTTTTCTATCTCAGCAGTAAATTCAGCAAGAACTGGATTTCCTTCTGGGGGAGCTCTGTCCAGCTCTTCTTGAAATTTGCGCATAAGTCGCTTAATTTCTGAGCGAAGTTTTACAACAATCCCGTCTGTTGGAGAACAACCGAGCGCAAGATTGTGAATAGACTCTTTCAGTTCAAGCGTGAAATCAGAAAGTTTCTTCATATCACGAAGCTTGTCAAACAATTTGAAGTAGTTTTCCGTTTCTCGTGAATTCAGGGAACCATTCTGTTCATAGATTTCCAAAACACATGGACAGTCGTATTTTGTAAAAGCAGAAAAAATCGATTTGTCAATTGTACCGCCAGTATTAATCAAAATGACTTTAATTTCCTTAAATTTGTGTCCAAATGGAAACCGCGCGTTCATTGCTTTACAGAAACTCAGCGCACTTGATGAACCAATTTGTCCATCAGAAACAATAATAAGAGTATCATTTTCATCAAAATTCAAAGGGATATCTTTAATAAAGCATATTGGATTTGTTCCACCATATCCTTTTTTTGACATGATCCAACTCAGAATTTCTGGAACTGAGCAGATAGTTGACTGGTCATCCCAACGAATAAACATTGAATTTTTTGGACATTTGTCAATTATTCGAAGTAGAATCGGGAAATACATGATTGAACTAGCATAACCAACAGAACCGGAACAATCAAATGCATAGAGTGTTCTTCCTTGTTTTTGATGCATCGATTCAACAATTTCACAAGCTTGTCCTTGAATCTTGTTTAGTCCGGTGTTTGAAAGAATTTCACGCGCATCTTGTTCAGATGCGATTTCATCAAGAATCGCATCTTGTTCAGATACGCTTAAGTTATCAAGAAACGCATTTAAACGAACGCCAGCTGAAACCAAAGCATCTTCCAAATCGTTTGGGTCTGGATTTTGTATTTTTGTTTTAGGTAAATTAAACATTTTTACTTATTTAATCACTAAAAATAAATCTAAAAATTATTTCAATTTTTTTATTTATTTATTCCCATATTTATAGCTATAATAACTTATGAAATTCAGTATAAGTTTAAATACAACAAAATTTCCATTGAAATGAATCTTGTAATTCAAATCATACGCATCCCATATCTTTTTCTTATCGCTGAAACCTAATGTTCCCAAAAACCACAAATACATTTTAACAGAGCGCTCCCTCTTTTTTTTATCGCGAATATGTATTCCCCAATTCTTTTGATTTTCCGTCCCTCCATAAACTTGAATAATTAGTGGTAATTTATAAGAATACATTTTCAGATAATCATTAGTTAGAATATCAACATCAATCGCAGTATTCATCTTCTGCGTGAGCAAATTATACAATTTCTGAATTCCGACATGATTATAAATAATCGCATGTGTGCCCAATTTTAGTTCGACCTCTTTAAAATTTCCTACCATTGCGCCCGTTCTCCAAAGGACACTCCCCATTAATAAAGCCTCTGGTTCATGAACTGTTAAAAATGATTGAATATCACGTATTACATCCTTATCACCCAACTTAGGGCTAATTATGAAGTCCTCCTCAAATACTAAAATCCGCCGGTAATTGTTCTGGATAGCATTCCTCAAAAAAGTGTAATTGCTATCGACTAAATCGGCGACAGTGTCCTGTCGCGCAATCGACTTCGAACACCGTTTAAATCCAGTGTTCTTTTGAAGAAGAATCCGCTGTCCCAGTGGGTATTTCGCAAGTTGGTCTCGGACGCGCCCCTCATACTTCGAATTGTTCATTATCATAACGTAGACACAATCAATCATCGGAAACATCGGCCGCCCACTTTTTAATACTTCATATGTATAACAATAATCATTCATTTATTGTTATATAATAATATTATTTTATTTATCCTCTTGGAATAACACGAGAATCCAATTTCTCCATATTCTGCTCAACCTGCGTAACCTCAAACGTATATGAAATCTGCTTCTTCGCCTGAATATAGAAAGCCTCATAAGGTCTATAAAACCCATACGGTGGGGACCTCAAATAGTCCGGTATATTCTCAAATGGATACAGCACCTGAAAAGTGAGTTGCTCTGTCAGCTCCCCTCCGACACGCTGTCCATTTTGCGCAAGGAAACATAAGCGGTCCTGATCGTTATTACCGTATTTACGGACCTTCACGAATCCTTTTGTGGTTATCGGGCTCGTTGGGTCAAAAGCCATTCGCGGTTTTAATTTCACATAAATTCCACTGGTGTCAATATTCTCAATGTCAAAAATATACTTAGAGTTGATAACAATCAAATCCCCAACCGACAAAAATGGTCTTATATCTAACCTCTTCTCAACTCCATCATTCATCATATAAAAATAAACGACTGGATAATTATCAAAATTAATATAAATATCATCGTTTAATTTAATATAGTTCGATACTGGGTCGCAAGCAAATATACTATAAAATAAAATACGATCGCCCGGAAAGTTTCCTGTCGCGCATATCTTCTGACCACCATATGACGGGTCCTCCGCGATGACGGTTATCTTCGTCAAATGACTACCCGCCGGAAGGGGACAATAGCGGTCCCCCACGACCTCATCGCCCTGCTCAATTGATTGAATATAAACCTTATCGATTCCGACATTCAACAACTGATTAAACCGCGTTACCAATCGGAGAGTCATCTGCGATAATTTGGCGAGTGTCGTCGGGTAAAATGTCTTCCCCTCATAAGAGACCGTCTTCAAACCGACGAATTTTTTGGTAACGCCATATAATTTGTCGTAGTTCAATTTCGCAAGAGCCCTCCTCGATGCGAAGCTCGTCCCATCATATGCCCCATCAATCTCATCCACCACCAAAAAATAATACGGCTCATCCAATACATCCACATTGATTCCATAATTGTTCTGATATATTGGGCCATATGGATACGATGGGAACTGATTGGGGACCAGCTTATTCTCATCAATTCGAGGCCCATTGAAATCGTAGGGAGGCGAACCTCCGACGTAAATCGTATCCAGAGGAATCTGCGCATCCAAACACTTCAACTCCACAATGTTCTCATAAATATTCTCTAACTTAGCGCCCTTCCCGCCAACATTCTGATAAACGACAGCCTGTTTATAAATAACGACGCCATTCGCATTCAAATACGACGGGACTTCCACTACCTCATCAGGTTGCTCAAAGCGGACCTGAAAATTAGAGGGGGATGGATAAATCTCTAAATCGCGTTGAAGACTATCCACAGTAATATAATATTTGCGTGTCTGATAGTTCATCTTTTCGGGAGGAATGAGCCCGTAATTCAAATAGGCGTTGTTGCTCAGTTGATTGCTCAATATCAGCTCCTTTTCTGCGTTCCGGCGGTTCTCCTCCGCAATGCGCTCGGGCTTCTCATTAACTAAAAAAGTCTCCATAATCGGCTTCTCACCGCTAACGGCGGAATCATAATTTCTTACGGCACTTGGAGTCATCTGTGAAGGGGCGCTCAACCGCTTTCCAATGACATCCTCAACTTTGTTAGAGGCGTCCAGTGGTCTATCGAGCTTCCCATCCTGCTTATATTGGGTCCGCAACTTGGAGAAACGGTCGGATACGTCATTGTTCTCGAACTCGCGCGTCGTGTTCTCACCTCGTAAATTTGCGGTTGATTTGAATAGGGATGCGAGTGTATCTCCTCCTTCGGCGTCCTCTAAATTGTTGGCGGGACTAAGATTTGAAAAAAAGCTGGGATTATTAGAGGGGCCATCATCACGGATAAAGTTTTGGCGCTGGTTTCCGATGGGCTTTCCTTCCATAAAACGGGTGGCGCCAATATCGGGCTCAATCTCTTTCATAGTCTCTTTCGTCATTAGCAATTGATTCTCATATGTCGTATCCCGATTCTGGTAATTATTCCCACTGTAAATATTCTTCTGGTTCGCAAGAGGAGGCGCATAATTCTGGGACGGGTCAGGCCTGACGGATTGTCCCTCACGCTCACGCTCTTTCTTTAAGCGCTCGAAAGCATCCATTGGATTTTCCTCTGGTTTAAATATCGCATTTTGCGTTTTATTTAAGGAGCCCTCTTGTATATTTCTGACGACTTGCGGAAGAACTAACTCAACTGTTTTTTTATTAAGTGCTTGACTAACTTGTCTTGGATTTTTACCAAATTTGTCCTTGTTTTTCTCGAATAATTTACCCATTACTTTTTGAATATCTTCTAAATAATATCCTTCTATATTTACTCCATACTGTTGCTTAATATTGTTATATATAACAGAAGCGACTGAATAAACATTTTCTTGATTTAAATAAGACATATTATTATAATATATTATTACAAAGTTTTTTAAACTAAGAAATTATGATTTGATTTATAAAAATAAAAATTTATTTTAATTTATCCAAAACGGCGGTCCAACCAGTTTCCCTGACATCCCTTATCGCAAAATGAATTTTGGCTGTCGCACATAGTCGAAAAATTATTTCCACATCCAATACACCTCCGTATCTCATGATAAAGACCGAATGGCTTATCAATTGGTTGATTGAACTCCGGTTTCGCAAAATGAGAGGATACCATAGCATGATGTTTTTGACAGGCTCGAATGAAGTTGCAGTTAAACTTGTTGAAAAGTGGTTGATTGCTTTTTACAATACCAGCAAATTCAGGCTCACCACAGACAACGCATTTCTTTGACAAGTTCCACATTGGATGGTCAAAACATTCACGGTTATCTTGCGGAAGCATTGACAATGGATTCTGCTGTTCTTCCATACCAGTTTCTGCATCAGTCGCAAAACCACCAACAGGTGATTCTTTTTCCACAGCTAAAACCGGAAATTCTTCCATACCAGCTTCTCCTGCGTCAGTCGCAAAACCACCAGCCGGTGGTTCAGTTCCAAAGTATAAATCGCCATTTGGAAGTTTTCCGATATAGATAGACGATGATACATCTTCAATAGGTTTTTCTTGTTCTTGATAAGACATCTTGAAGTTTTTAAATCACAAAAAAATGTTGTGTTTTTACCATCAATTTTTATAATTATTATTGAATATTGATTTGATTTATAAAAATAAATTTTTTTTTATTTTAATTTAATTTTTAAGACTGCCAAGGATGATCATAGTTCGAATGTATTAAGCAATAATACTCATATACATCTCCATATGGATGATAAACATCACACTTGCATATTGAGCATTTCCTTAGATAACCTTTGCGTTTGGATGAATTAACAGCTTCTTCACCGCCAGAATGAGAATTACTTGTTTGTGGCGCACTTTCTTTTAGATAAGTTCTCTTTCTTTTTAAACCACATCGTTCTTTACTATCCATAATATGCCAAAATAAATCATCACGATTTTGAAAAAACGTTGGTTTTTGTTCCGGTTGTTCCGGTTTTTGTTCCGGTTGTTCCGGTTTTTGTTCCGGTTTTTGTTCCGGTTTTTGTTCCGGTTTTTGTTCCGGTTGTTCCGGTTTTTGTTCCGGTTGTTCCGGTTTTTGTTCCGGTTTTTGTTCCGGTTTTTGTTCCGGTTTTTGTTCCGGTTGTTCCGGTTGTTCCGGTTTTTGTTCCGGTTGTTCCAGTTTTTTTTCCAGTGGTTGAGACATTTTGAAACTTTAAATCATAACAAAATGTTCTATTTTTACCATCAATTTTTAAACTCGTTCTTGAATATATATATAATAACCTTCTGATATTCTCTCACGAAGGAATTTACCAGCATCCAACGCTGACATATTTGTAGCGTATTCAACAAATTCTGGGTCTTTCTCTTCTTGCTTCTCTCCATTTTTGTGCTCCCCGTGTTCGCTCGCGCAATGCGCTCGCTCCCCGTCAGCCCCAATCCATTCAAACTCATAAATAGAGAAATCATCACCAGTCTCGCAGTTATCCAATACGACATAATAGCATATGTTATAGCAACGTAAGATATACATTGTTAAAACACACTCAACTGGAATTAATTCAAAACTTCCTTTGAAAATTTCATTCATAAATGGAGCTACTACCCAATTATGACCGTAAAATATGAAACTCGGAAGCATTGTTGGAATTTCAACAAAATCTTCTTCATCTTGACTGACATCAACCTCTTCCTCTTCCCGCTTAGAAATGTTTTCCTTAATCTTTTTTAGAAGGCTCATTTTTATAACTTATAGAAATGAAACTGTTTTTAAATCATTTTTTCTTAGAGCAACTCTTCTTCGTCCCTAACGCATTCATACTTAACGCTATTATTTTTGACCTCATCTTCTGCTTTCATGTTCAGTATTTTAAAATATGGGATTTTAGTTTCCTTTTCCAGCTTCTTTATTATTGAATGAGGATAGTGTATTTTAATATATCCGTTCAAATATTTTTCAGAAACATTGTATCCGGCATTCTGGAATTTTTTAGATTGTGATATATTAATATTCATGAAATACAAAATATCTGGGATTGATTTTTCCAATACCTTTTCATTAATTTCAATAACGACACTATTAATAATATTATACTTTTCACGCTCACCTCCAACAATAATATATAGAGATTCATCAAATACATCCTTCTCAACTTTATCAACGTATTTAATCGTTTTATTTTTCAAATTATCGCCCAGTTTTTTGATAAAATCAAAAGCTGAATATCGTAAAGTGTCCCCCATTATATAAACATAATGAATTTCATTTTTGGATATCATATTATAAGCATAATATGGGATATAACTTTCATGAATTCCATTTAATGTGAAATAATCAACCAGTCCAAATTTAATCATACTCATTTTTTCATATGGATTCTTCGGACAATCTGATAAAAATCCACTGATGCGTGGGTTTTCCGTTTTATCAATCTCATATAATTTAAAGGCCCCTCCAACAAGATACTGTAATAATTTATAATCAACATCAATCCGATTCTCAAATATAACATTTGTCATATTAATAACATCTTTCCGAATAAGTGATATTTTATCAACGCATGAATAATTCATTAATATCCCAAATTTTTCATAAAATTGCTGAACTGCGTTATACTCCTTAAAGTTCTTAATTGTTTTCTTTTTTGTTTCTTCTAAGTTCTTTGCGGTTAGATGCGCAATTGGGATATCTTTATTAAAAACGCTCGATTTTTTTAATGGATTACATATAAATTGTGATGAATTTCCAAAAAAGAATAATTTAGATAATCCATCGATTTTATTAACGAAACGCAATATATCATTTGGATAGACATATGATTCATAAAATTCATTTGAAACTAAATTATGTAATGGAATAATTTTTATATTTGAATCAAATATCCCATTTAATATAAATGGTGTCGGCGTAATAATATAAATATTTCCGATACCTTTCACTGACTGACGCGTTTTTTCTAAATTAATGAAAAAATCGTAATTGCTGCTCCTATCTCTCTTTATTTCTGCGCGTATCATTCGTTGAATTGTTTTATTCATCTCAATTTTATGTAGAACTGTTTTGGTTTCTATTTCATCAATTATTTTTTTTGAATAATGTATATCATTGTTATCAATATAAAAATAAACTAAATCTATTTTATCATTCTTTAATGGTTGTATATTGAATTTTTTATAAATTTCATGAATATTTTTTAATGTTATGTTCTTATTTGAATAAATATTCATAATCTCTTGAATCGAATTCTCATATTTAGTGTCATTCTCTAATTTTATTTTCTGATTTTTTAATTCCTCTAAAACACTCATTATAATTTGTTCTGGAGTTTTCTCCTTTTCTTCCATCTGTTTAATATTTATATTTTCTTTTTCTATTTTTATCGAATCATCCAGACATTTTTCAAAATATGAAATCAACTCTCCAACCGTCGGCACTTCTCCAACAGCGGGCGCTTCTTCAACTGCAGGAGCTTCTCCAACTGCGGGCGCTTCTTCCAAAACAACAACTAATTCATCCGATTTTTCTGACATTATTTAATTGAATAAATTATTTTTTTGGTTTATCCTTAGTTATAATTTTCTTTTTCGGAACTTTCTTTTTTTCGGGTTTCGAAGCTTTCTTTTTTCCTCCTCCACCTTTTTGTCCCCCAATATGAGATTCCATATTTTTAGGAGGGCGATATAAATAACTTCTTAAAAGATTCACTTCTCTATCAGTTATCACTTTTTGTTCAATATCTTTCAGTGTTTTTCCCTTTAAACTCTCTATCAAGAAATTCATTGAATACATTCCACATTCACTTCCTCCATATTGATGTCTCTTTTTATTATATTCATACACATGTTTACCCAATTTTATTCCAATCATATTTATAAAATATTTTATATCTTCCGGAGGCTCGCTAGCAGTGCTATCGTAATAAGTTATTAAACTCTTCGGAATATTTATATAAAGAGCAACCCAGTGGCTTCCACTCTGGTCGTGGCGGTCTAAATTGAAGACAACGCCAATATAATCAACCCCTTTTGATTTTAGACCTTTAATATCTAAATCAGTAAGTTCACAATAAATATCTTTGGGACAATCCACTGGAACAGGACCAAAAAAACGAAAATTATTATATTCTTTTTCATATTGAACCATAACCTGACTAATATCAGGAGTGCTTAACCACTCATATTTATTTTTAACCCATTCAATTGGCATTGCTGGACGAAATGTTTCTTCTTTCATTTTTTTATCAGAATCTACGTGGTCCAACCAACACCATTCAGTAGTGCATACCGGAAATAAAATTTTTCTGATTGATTCCCACAAAGCATTCTTCGATTTGTTCAGACCAATACCAGCATTTTTTTTATGATTCAGCGATGACGCCATTTTTATAAGTTGGTCCTTTGAATAACAAGTATGGTCCTTCGATTTATTTGCGGGGGCGCAGTTCATTAGTTATTTAAGAGATAATTTTTTTATTTAGCTATATTATGGATGTTATAATTCCATTTGGTATAAAATATAAGAAATGCTCTAAAAAAAGTTATTCCGATTTCAAAAAACTACAACTTATTCCATATCTTGAAAAAAATATCATCGAAAAAAACACGGAAGTCGCAATGGGAATAATAGCAGAAATACATAGTTCATCTTATTACACCGATTTACACACATTCATAATCTCATTTTACTCAAATAATCTTTTATTAAATTTATCAATCGCTTCATTTATAGAGGAAAATCTCAGAAAATTTAGTATGATTTCAGAAACAACAAAAAAGAAATATAGGAACGACGCCCTCATAAATTCAAATGAAATCAGGAATATTTATTCATCAATTTTCATTAAATTTATAGAAGGGAAACAACCGAAATTGAATGTTCATCTCGAAAAAAACTGTAATAAAGAAGAAGTATATCTTCTTCATTGTAATTTATCAGAATTTCCATATATTGAAGATGATAATCATACGCAATTATCGCTTCTTATGTCCCGTGGAATCCGCGAAATCCTATTCTTCCTAAAAATGGAAATCGATAATTTAAATACGAATATTAGCATTTTTATAAACAGAAAAAATGTCGAAAAAATAGTTTATTGGTTGTTGTGGCTATTAAAAATAGAATTAATTGAAAAAAAATATGTTAATATGAATTATAAAATAACATCCAAATATGGGGCTCTAATAGGTAAAAAGATGAGTTGGATATTATTTATTTGGGATAAAATATGGCAGAAATGCGAAAAGAACGATTATATAAATAAACCAATCCTTAAATCATTAACAAACCTTTTCTATTATAAAAAAGAGGATATTAAAAATAGGGCTGGAATAGTGGCGGTAGCCCTCCTAATCTCTTTATCCCCTATAAAAATAAACACATCAAGAAAAATATCGAAACTGGAAATATTCACGAGTTTAAATGCTAACCAATTTTACAAAAATATAAATATCGATACTGATAATGATGAACACTATTTAGGATTATACAATGAATATAATAATAAATCTGATTCAAAAGACGTAATGAAACTGAGTCATGTCGAAAATAAAATGGATTTTTTAAATGGGTATTTACCAAAAGTAAATCAAAAACCAACGAATAAGAAAAATATTCTTGATTATTTTTCTAAGGAATAAATAGTATAATGAATCCGAATGTAGTAGATTTTGTAAGAAAAAATATAACGAATCAGGGTATAAGCTCTGGCTCAAAGTTTGGATTAATTTTTACTATTATTTGTGGTTTTATTTTAATTGGAGGAATAATTTATTTATTTGTTTTCTCATCTTTAAAATTAAAAAAAGATCAAAATGAAACAACCGGAGGAAAAAGCATAGAAGATAGAATTAATCTCGGATTGGAAGTATATAAAAATTATTTCAATATGAATCAACTTCCACTTCCAGAGAATGGAATATATTTTAATGTATATTATAATCAAAAGAAATATTATGGATTGCGAGATTTTTTCTATGCGTCCTCTTATAAATCATATCTTCCGTGTGGTTATACAGATGACGTTGTAAGTTATAATGCGATAAGAAGCGTTATATTAAATGGAGCCCGTGTAATACATTTAGACATCTTCCATTCAGGAATTAGTCAATATCTAGAAGATTCTAATGTAATTGTTGGAAATGTAGTCGATGGTAAATTAACATATTTTAAAGAAACAAAAGACCAAAAACCAATTGAAAACAAACATTACTTAATTTTTGAAAATTGCTTAAAGATTGTGTATGATTTAGCATGGACAAAGGTCAATACACCATTCTTCATTTATTTAAATATGGAATTCTTACCAGACCAAAACTTCGAAAATAAAATGTTCAGTATTATTCGTAACATATTAGCACCGAAATTCCTTGATAAATATTACGGCTTCCAGCGTGTTAATTTAGGAAATATTCCCATAGGAAAAGCGATGGATAAAGTCATCCTTATGACCAATCGAAAACCATTGGATCCAATGCTTAATGAAATTATAAATGGCGTTATGGCCCCATCGGCATCGAATGTTATTTTACACACAATTACAAATAATTCACTTCAATACGGAGGAATAAAAACTGTAGCAGTTAGTAAGCAGATTATTTTGGATCAATCAATGTATAATTTGGTAGCAGTTATTAAGAAAAATGATACGAATCCTGAAAATGAAAAAATAATGAAAATAGATACTAAAAACTATGATACTTCATATAATTTTGAACTCGGAATATCAATGACTTTTATGAATTGGCAGAACTATGAGGCGCCAAAAGAAGAACCAGCAAATTCGACGACTCCTGCTCCGGCTCCGGAACCAGCTAAGAAAGATGCTCCCAAAAATGATTTTATGTATGAATATTTGCTCCGATTCAAAGATGGGGGAATGTTTCTAAAACCGAAAGAATTAATATTCATTCCAAAACCACCTCCGATAGTATTAAAACCGAATCCAAAAGTGGATTACAAGCAGGTTTCTTATACTGGGTATGGTGGTTTTCAAACAACAACCCTCTAAAAAATTAAAAATAATAGTAAAAATCATTCGCATCTAATTTTTCTTCTAATCCAAGTATATAATGATAAGTTATATGCGTTTTCTCAAATAATTCAACGATTCTTATATTAAATCCAATTGAATCGACAGTTATTCTATCAAATACCGCATTTTCTTTCATATATTGTAGACCCATTTTACAATACTCAATTATATCTATTTTATCAAGCTCAAATATATATAATAATTCAATATGGTCGCGAGAGTGTCTCTTAAAATTCATAATAAGTTTGCTATCAATAAAAAGCGTTATATTTTCATCATCATTAACAAGAATATTCGCAAAAGTTGTATCTTTATATAAGTATGGGTAGAATTTCAATGATGATAACGATTTATTAATTCTATCATAATCGGACTCACCTATGTTTTTCTTCTGAACTTGCGCAGTTTTTATTGTATAATTTATTTTATTTTTTAACAAATAATAATAATTCGATGTCATATTGTATCCATGAAATGATGGAATTGGGTTCATATCTATTTTAAAAATAATGTATTTCGCATTATTTGAATTTGTATATTTAGAAATGGAATTCATTAGCGATTGAAATATATTCTGGTTGCGATTTTTATAATGGACTACTGCGTAATCCACAAAATTGGCTTTATATTCTTCTTTTTTATAAATGACTGTGTTAATTGAATTGAAAACCCCTCCGATTAAATTCTTATCTCCATTTTTATAAATAAAAGCGGGTTTCTCCATTTTTTTAAAGTAGTTTTTTATGGTATTCGTAGTAATTGTAAAAGAAGCCGGAAAATACGATTTATATAAATTCACTGCGTTATTTAGATTAATGAGATTAATTTTGGTTTCAATAATTGAACTGAATTCTTTATCTGTGTAAAAATTGTCAGTTATATTAAGTTGTTTATATACTTTATACCAAAAGTGTTTTTTAAAATAGTGATTAGACATATAATATAAAAAAATTAAAATAATAAAAAAATATAAAATCATAAAAATAATAATATTATAAATATTATTATTAAACATGGCCTTAAAGAATAAATTAATCAACCATATTGATAAAATAAAAGATATTGTTCTTGAAAATGAGTTATTGAAATATGCGGTTAAATCCTTACAGAAGAAACTGGAAGAAAAGAATCATAATATTCAACAACTGAAAGTTAATCATAACACACATCACCTTAAAAGATTGGTCAACCAGCATAATAATGATAACCTCAATTTTAAACCATCCTCTCAACAAAAGAAAATTGTTCATTTTAACACTGCGCCACCTCAACAATACCAAAGAAGAAACATTCGCAATTTTGTAAAGAATGTTCAGACCTCATTGGAATCCCAGAGACAACCACCAAAACAGTCGCATCCTAAAATATTTATCATTCTTAAGAGGAAGAAATTCATCTAATTTGTTTTATTTTTATAATCTAAAATTAAAATCTTCATTTAAATAAATGAGCACAGTTGTTGATTTTATATTTGGTTCGTCCAATAAAAAAAATGGTAAAACAAATTCTGTTAATAAGAATATTCCTGAAATCGCATCCGCTAAAAAAACATTGGGCGAATTAATCAATAAAATAATTAAATTGATTGCTGAGAAAAATGAACTCCAAGAAGAGTTGAATAAAATGAAGAAGAATAAGGAACAAAAAGATGCCCAAGAATCAAATAAGAAATCTCAAGAAAAAAATAGCAAGAGTCTTTTAGACCAAATCATCAAATTTGACGGTTATTTATCAAATATTCATCAAAGTCTATCAAAAGAAGACACCGAACAATTACTGACTGGAATTCAAGCTAAAATAAGGAATAATAAAGCATTAAACACGCATATCGCAAATTCAATCAGATTAAACCGAAATAACTCACAATCGAATGCGGCCGCTAATTCGAACATAAGTGAAGAAGTCGTTGAAGAAAAAGTCAAAGAAGTATTTCAACAAAATAATTCAAAGCGTAATATTAAAAAATCTCCTGAATCACTTGAAGAATTATTGGGAGTATCTAAAAATAATCGGGCACTAAATTTGAATAACAGTGGCCCCCGCGCAAATAATGCGGGGCCAAGACAGAATAACAGTGGCCCCCGCGCAAATAATGCGGGGCCAAGACAAAATAACAGTGGCCCCAGCGCAAATAATGCGGGGCCAAGACAAAATAACAGTGGTCCCCACGTGAATAACCGTGGTCTTTTAACAAACAATCGTGGAACTAATGTGAATCGCACAGAACCTCGCGTTAATAATAATGTAGCTCGCAGAAATAACGCACTTCGTAAGGGTTTATCATCAATCGCTGGAATTTTTTTGAATAAGAATAAAGTAATTAACGGGGAAACTTATGGTGAACTAAATAAATTATCTTCAACAATTCAAAAATTAGAATAGATATATTTACAAAAATTTATAACTTCGACCGATAAAATCCATATTTTCTATGGATTTCCTCAAATAATGTATTCAAGAATTTCTCAAATTCTTCCTCGTTCATAATAATTATAATATTATAAAGTTTTTAAGTAATAATTCACGGATTGACTGACTTTTATTCCAAAAATCCGACACGCCTCTTTCGCAGCCAATTGTTGCGCCTCCTTCTTCGACTTCGCCGTCCCAAACGCAATATCTTTCCCATAAATATCCTTAACACACGCCGTGTATATTTTCTTCTTCTGAACATCATCCCCCTGTGAAATCTCCTCTACACCAACATCACCATACAACGGAAATTTACCATCAAAATGAACCTGATAATACCTCATCAGAATATCCTTGTAATTGTCGTTATACATGACCAACATCGGAATATCAACTTTTGTTTCAATACAGTTAATAATGAACTTTTTAACAATATCGTATTTATGTTTCTCACCGGTTTCCTCATATAAGGCTCCAATAAACGCCTCGAAGCAGTCCTCCAAATGCTTAGAGTGAGACCGCCCATTACAATAATCCTCTGTATATTTGCTAATAAGGAGATGCTTTCCCATCTCCAAAAATCCCGCCAAATTTGAAAGGGCTTCCGTCTTCACAAGTTTGCTCCTAAATATCGTATAAAATCCTTCGTCCTGATTCGGGAATCGCTCCCAAATGTATATACCAACCACGGACTGGATGATTGAATCGCCCAACCATTCTAATCTTTCCATGGAGTCCGCCTGAATGGGGATACACTTCTCGGGGATAACTCCGACGTCTTCTTTTTCAATAACATTCTTTCCCTGTTTTCTATCGCGATGAACCGTGTATGAAATATGCGTGAAAGCCCTCTGAAAATTCTTCAAGTTGAATTCTTCGATGGGAGTTGCTATATCTTCTAAAACACCGGCTTTCTGTAAGATTTTTCTTAAATCGTTATGCGTTATATAACGATTCAATGGGTTATGTAAACACTGATATACGGGTTGATTATCGTCTGACATTATAAGTTTATAATATTAGATATTAGAAACTTTTTAAATCAATTTTTTTGATTCTGAGAATTCTTACTGACCTTCACAATTATTGCAATTATCACCGTCATCATGGCAACCGGCGCACTTAGCGTCATTAAAAGGAGGAAGACCATTGATGGGGGACTTATAGAGGTAAACACCGAGACGAGTAGTTCCCTCAGTGGGGACACCGTTAGGAGAAGTACAGTAGTCCTTGGCAGAAGTCGCCCAACCGGAAGTTGCGACTGTATCCCTGCTCCAAGGGTAAAGAGAAGTCGTATCGACGTTATTACGAGGGTTCATAAAGAAGGCAGCTCTCTCAGCGGGAGTAGCATTTCTTACAAACGTATCATAATTTTCAAGAGGACCATTACAAGCAACTGCGTTCCAGCCATTAGCATTAAACTTGGACATTATATTTAATACGAAGATAAAATTTTTTCAATTCGGTAATAAATAATTACATATTTTTTCCGCGAGTTTATCTCCTAAACGTCTTTCGTTTATTTTTATCTGACTTAAAAATTCCAACCGTTTCTTCATTTTCAATTCCGCGTTCGCAAGATTCTTCTTTATTTCTTCAATTAATACGACGAGCGTCGGGAACTTCTTTGCGATTTCCATCGCCATATTCCGACTAACTCCCGTAATTAGTGTAAGAACCCCCAAATAAAAAGTCTCCGGATTTGAATAATCTCCCTTTTTATTACATCCCTCTAAATAAATCTCACTCCGCGTTATCTTCAAATTCTCGAATTTATTTTCATCCACTTTTTTCTTAATATCGTCAATAATTTCCGCGGTCTTTTTGGTATTATCGGTCTGGATGACAATGATGTTATCACGTAAATTCGCATTGACGACGGCGCCCCAGTAGGCGCTATCTTTCGCGTCGCCATTCGTTTCTAAAATATAGATGACGCGCTTTGTCGAAATATCGGTGTCGCGCCATTCAAGAAGGCGCAGTTTCTGATTTCGATAACGACCGTCGCGCAAACTTGCGTTAAAATCGGAGATTGTTTTGCGCTCAATCATCAGCTTATAAGAGGGAGAGTCGATGAATATGTCCCCTAAATCTAACTGCTTTTCAATGTATTCGGATTTAATGTGGGGTTGAAGCTTTTTTTCGCGGGTGTCGATGTATAATAGGGCTTTTTCTGCGGTTTCTTCGCTCATATAAAATATATATCGAATACATTTTATATTCTAAACGGCGTTCATTTCTTTCCTTTACCTTTTGCTTTTCCTTTTCCTTTTGCTTTTGCTTTTCCTTTTGCTTTTTTAGCTTTCTTGTTATTTTTCTTAGGTTTTGTTGGCTTACCGGCGGTTTGTGGTAGTGGATTACCAGTCGTTGCTAAAATAGCTTTATCATTATCATTATCATTACCATTACCATTACCATTACCATTACCATTACCATTACCATTACTATTATCCTCTAATTGAGCATTCTTCTTTTCTGGATTACCTTTAAAATAACTAACAACACCGCCCATATATTCTATAAAACAAAAAAAAATGATTTTTTTAATTTAAAAAAGTTAATGTAATTAAAATATATAATGGAAGCAAATTCTAAAACAAAAATTTATTTTAATATCCGTAAAACCACCCTTGAAATGATTCAGGACCGCGGTTTCAAAGTCTCTGATGAAGATTTGATGATGACCTACCAAGATTTTTCCAATCGTTTAGAGGAGAATCAAATCAATATCATCGCCCTTCATCAATCCTCTAATTCAAAAGGGATATACGTCCATCACATATTGGAGACGAAGACTTTTAGTAAAAAGGACCTTCTTAACTTGAAGCTCTTCATGGACGAAAATTATCCGACAAAGGAGATGACAGTTATTATTATCACACAGGACAAGCCCACTCCCCAAATCGCAAAGGAGCTCCTTAATGATGAATTCAAGCTATATGAGGTCTTTCTTACGAAGATGCTCATGTTCAATATTACGCATCACGAGCTCGTTCCGAAGCACGTTGTATTAACCGAAGAGGAAGCCAAGAAAGTCATCGACGATTTCGATGCCACCAAGAGCCAACTACCAAAGCTGCTACCTACCGACCCCGTAGCCAAGTATTATGGGATGAAGACCGGAACTGTCTGTAAAATTGTTCGCAACAGCCAGATGACAGGAGAGAGTATTTATTACCGAATCGTAAAATAAAAATATTCCTAAAATTATGAAAGACAATCTACAATTTAACATAAACGAGCCCCACGATTTATCTTCATTTTCTTATAATACTACGAATCAACAACACACTCCCCTTGCGTATGATACAATAGAGAGCACACCCGCTTCCGGAAATTATCCCCGTAAGAGCTCAAAGCACATCGTCCTCTCTCCATCTCCACGAAGTCAGCTCTTTGAGGACCCAATTACGAATACATATGATGGAGACACTAAACCCTATTATACAACTATTTTAGACAACGCGAATTATGTCCGCGGGAATCAGTTTAGTGATAAATATCCTTTTAAGAAAGGAAAGAGAACAATGGAGAGAATTTCCCCACTCGAGCCTTCTTCGCCCCCAATTGATTATTTAGGAAATGATGCGAATATTGTTATGGTAAATGATGACCCATTTTATCCATATCCGAGCCAAGGTTTACTGGAAAATAAGAATTATTGGGCCTATCCACACGAGAAAAAGTATATCAATGATAAGCCCGTTTATAATTATGAGCATGGCCTACCGGAAGGAACATCTAATCGGATTGCGGGATATAAATCATTTAATCCGTATTTATTGGAGGGTTTTTCAAATCAAACGCCGTCTTCAAGGAATAGCATATTTATGGTTGGTATATTTTTAGCGCTGTTCTTAATGCTATTATATGGCGCCAATTATTACGTTAAAAGAAAATGATTCAGAATTTTTTTCTACTAAATTTTATGAAGGATTTATTAGAAAATTATACGAATGTATCTCAGGAACCATCACAAAATTTAGAGCATATAAAGACAGAAATATTGACTACCAAATCAGTCATCAATGAGACATCAGACCAGATTGAAAAGAAGGCAGACTCTTTAGAAGAGAAACAGAAACAAGTTTATGGACAGACGAAAGAGATTGAGGATAAGATGAGACTTTTAGAGACGCGCGATAAAATGTTGGAACTATCAATTGACCGCAATCTTTATAAGAAAAAGGTCATCTATTCTTTATTTTCAGTTATTTTAGCATTCATAATTATTATGATATGTTTTTATGCTTTTTTCAATAAAAAATTAAATATTGGAGAATAATATATTACAGATATTTTCAAAAAAATATACTTTTTTTAAAAAAAGTATAAATTATTTATATTATAAAATTATATAATATAAAATGTCAGAAGGAACACAAAATCAATTTCAAAAACTTGATAATACAAACTGTGTATTTGGTCGTATTTCAGGCGGACCAAAATCAAATAGTAATAATTATAAATATTTAGGTACTTTTGATTCATATGAAGACTGTTCAAAATCATCAAATATACCAGCCGAAGCAAAAGCAATAACATATCATAAATATATTCAAAATTGGGACTTCTCAAACCAGTGTTATAGTATTAATGATAATAATACCAAACAACCGAATCAAAATTATGCTACTTGTGGTGTTCGTATAAATAATACAGTAAAAGAATATATTCAAGAAGGGGAGATGTGGGATGTAAATTGGAATGTGGGAGTTGGTTCAATTATTTTTTATATTGGAGATACAAATAAACAGGCATTAAATTTAAACATAAGAGAATCATTAACGATAATGAATTCATATAATGAAAGATGGGGTGAAGAAAATAAAAGCATAACACAATTTCATTCAGCATCACGCCCATTAAAATTTAAGATTTCATTTAATAATAAGGCTGGATTTAATATAATCTATCAAGGGAATTTAGTAGGATTATTTCCAAATATATTCAATATATCAAACTCATCAAATTTTAAAATAATTACAACGTCTTCTCAAATCAAAGTAATACCTGAATCACAATTAAAATCTGAATCATCATTTGAGTTTATAAAGAATGAGATAAATAATCAGAAATCAATTATTAATGAAACGTCAGACCAGATTGAAAAGAAGGCGGAAGCTTTAGAAGAGAAACAGAAACAGGTTTATGGACAAACAAAAGAGATTGAAGACAAGATGAGGCTTTTAGAGACACGTGATAAGATGAGAGAGCTCTCAATTGACCGCAATCTTTATAAGAATAAGGTTATCTATTCTTTATTTTCGGTTGTTTTAGCATTCGTTATTATAATGATAGGTGTATATGCTTTATTCAACAAAAAATTAAATCTTGGAGAATAATATATGAACACATCAAGAAATCAAATTGTTAATTTTAACAGCAGTATTAATTTAGCAAAAGAACATGAGACAAATTTAAAAAATGAAGCACTCAACATGCAGTTGAAAATAATGGGTCAGAATCTTAATTTGAATGAGAGAGTGAGTGATTTGTATAATCTTAAAAGTTTAATTAAGAGGAATCAAACAATAATTGATGAGAAGAAGAATTTATTGGAAACACGGGATGTTCAATTAGAGAATACAATAAATAAGACAATCTTTAATAAAAAAGTGCTCTATATATTCATTTGTATAATTATTGCGCTTTTGGTTGGTATCCTCTTAGTCTATTCATTTACAAAAAAATGATTATTTCTTAAATTTTTATATTATTTTATAATATAAAAATATATGACAGAAAATCAACAAGCGTATAATGATATGGATAATATAGTAAATAATATTTCTTCTGTTTATAATGGAAAACCACTTGGCCCACAAGTTGAAGCAACTAAAAATAAACAACAAGCGCAAATTAATTCTTATCAACAATTAAAAGATACAAGTCGTATTGAACGTTTATATAATTTGAAAAAAATGTTGGATTTAGGAAAATCAGTCGATAAAATAAATGACGGAATATTAGATGAGACAATTAAAGTATATGATGAAGATGCGATTGATAATGTCAAAACGATTAATGATATAAACCACGATATTATGACAAAAAGTCAGGTCATTTCCTTGAATGACAAAGTATTACACAAAAGAAACCAGATAATTTCAATTATGAAATCGATTATCCTTTATTTATTCCTAATGATTCTTCCAGTTATATTGATGAGTTTAGGAAATATAACGCTACTATTTGGATTTATATTTATTGGAGTTTGTGGGATTATAACTGCGATTGTTATAATTGTTCAGTATTTTAAAGAGGCAAGAGATTTTGCGCGAAGTTTCCCATCTGAACTTCGTGATGAAGCATTAAATGCAGTTAAAGAAACTGCGAAATTACTCCAATTAGATAATCCCAAGTGTGTAAGTAAAAAGAAATTTGATAATCTTTATAAAAACTCAGGAACAGACTCGGATCCCAATCAAAAACCGCCAGTAAATACTTCAACTAATACACAACAATACAAAGATAATGCGAATGAAGTCTATTTGGATAATAGTATTAATGTGTGGGAACAAGGTGATGTTCCGGAAATTGGAGCAACACTTAAAGGATATAATGTCTTAAATCCTGCAACACCAAAACAATATTATTCTGGTCAGACGAACCCGAAAATTTACACGTGTGTGTGGAATGGGGACCCCAGTAAATTAACATCAATGAATAAAGGGGCTAAATTTTCTACGACGATACCGTGTGAGTTCTACCCCGGATTCAAATCAGAATAATTTTAATAACATATAAAACAATCATTTTTTTTATATGTTAAAATTAGATATGAAAAAATCAGAAGCATTAAGTAAACCGGAAACAATTATCAATAATGATAATATTTTTAAAAAATTAATCAATCAATCTGGAAATAATTATGATACAACATGTTTAGATTTAGCTTTAAAAAATAACCTATCTATTGATAAATATATTACTAATTTGGGTAAATATAATTTAAGAAATTTTACAATTATAACTACTCCTGAAAAAAAAACAGAATATAAATATATAGATTATTCAGACCCATGTCCAGTTGGTTGGACAAATGAAAATGGACAATGTATTAATTTATCAAATTATAATGGTCCTTGTGATTATGGTCAAGAATTAACAGGTTATAAAAATTGTAGTTATAGACCTATTATACAAAGATGTGCTGGACCTGTTGTCGAAGGTAGTCCAAAAGTTATTGGAATAGCAACACAATTTAATATGGCTGAAGGTTCAAGAGGTGTTCAATCATATGGAAATTGGTATAGCTCTTATTGCGGATTTCCAAATGCTGAATGTTCTGCTTATTATAGATTACGATTTTCAAATGGAGTTGTTTCAAATATGAATGTATATTCACAAGGATATGGTTATACAAATCCAGATGTATCATTTGCTTTGGAAAATGTTCCGTCGGGAGGGGTAACAGCAATTCTTCAAGGTTCTACTACAACACGTGAATGGTTTGATATTAATGTTCCGACGCAATTTGTAAGACCAAATCAAAGTATTGTTAAATTTTCTGGTATTACTGGTGTTTTTAATCGGAATCTAGTTGATTACAGTTATGAATGTACAAAAGATGAATGGAGATGCGACCCTTATAAATATAGGAAAGGGTCAAAATTATCAAATTATTCGAATGATCAGAAAAAAAAATGGGCAGAAAATTGTAAGGCAGACTGGCCAGAAAAAACAGGTGAAGTTATAACTCCGGCGTACGATACTTGTAATGTAAGCAGTTCATGGATAGAAAGAAATAATAGTGTTATTTATATTGGAGTAATTCCTGTATCGCAGAATCCATTATCATTTGTTATAAGTTATATATTTGAAAATGATATTCTTCCAAATCAGGATGCTTATTTTGCTTATTATACTGCTTACAATTATTATTATTTATATCTATCAAATACGTCAGATGCGAATGTATTTATAAATGAAGGAAAATATGACGAAGCACAAACAGAAAAATGTAGAAGCGTGAATAGTTCTTATATAAATTATCCAGTTTCTGTTTTTAAATTAAATGGTTTAATTTATAAAGATGCTAATTTTTCAGCTTGTGCTTCAATAAATAATTCTATTAATAATATAAATAGAATGACATCAAATAAACAACAACAGGAATTTAGTCAAAACATAAAGGCACTAAATGAAAAATTCACGAATTATGAACAAAATCAATATGATACATCTACAACAACAGTTCAAAAAAATCTGAATGACATAATTAAAAACCTTACTGATAATTATAATCAGAAGGCGCAAATATATAATTCAACTGCCGACGCAATTAAGAATCACGATTTAATTTTATCAAAGAGGAATAATCTACTTAATAAACAGTCGGAAGACCTTCTTAAAATTCAGGACAATATTGTTCTTAAAACGAGAGAGATTGAATTGAATAATGAAACAACCAATAAACAGTTGTTTATTAAGAGGGTCATGCAGGGCTCATTTGTTTTATTACCTCTTATTATTATTATGTTAATTTTGATGTATTATCAGGCGGTTGGGCCGTATGTATCACTCGGAATAATTAGCTTGTTAGTCGTTGCTTATATCATATATGTGGTTGTTATTAATAATAAAATGAAAATACGTCAGTTCTTAAAACCGGCGATGGGAACAATTCAACAATATGAGAATGTCGCGAGACAAGTATATAACGATATTGTTCCTCCTGTATGTAAAGGAGAAGAAGCAGAAGAAGGAAATGATGGAAATAAACAACTTAAGACGTTAAATCTATCAATCTTAAACGCGAATGGTCCGTTTTATTATTATGATGGGTCCGCCCCTCCCGAGCAAATACATCCAACTCCCATTGGAAGTATCCAATTTGATACAGGAGATGGAATTGTAGTTTTTCCAGAAGAACTCAATATGTCATTAGATAATTTAAATAACATTATGCTTTATATATTTTTCGCATCATGGATTGGTTTGATGATGAAGAACGGAATCGACTTAAATGACCCAAAATTTTTAAAGAAATTGAATATAACTGATTTAGAGGACTCTCCAACTACATACAATCTTCCACTCTGGGAAAACATTGGGCTTCCATTAACATCAGACTTCGATGATAATATTAAAGTTAAATGTTCAAGATATGATGATATCCGTTCGAAGAGTGGTAAAAACGCATCTGTATTTTTAGTGGATACATGGAATTTCTTTCTCGGGGACAAAATTCCAAATGATATTTATGAGAAATGGTTGAAAAAGATAAACTCGGCAATTCTTCAAAATCGCAATCTTCCAAAAGTATATTCTGAATTTTATCAATTTGTGATTAGCTCAAAACAGTTCAAAGAAAAATATCCCGCTCCAAATGGAATCCAAAATTTTATACAGACAAAATTTACTGATTTTCTCAATTTCCTCTCACAAAATGTTAAATACGCGGAGAAACCATCATTCGATTTGAATTTCAATCTCTAATAAAACAAATAAATTATATTATATTATATATAATACAAAATGGCAAATTATTATATTGGAACACTTTATTCGGGTTCATTATCACAGTATGGATTTACTAAATCTATCAATGAAGGTAAAGATATTTCATTAAGAAACAGTTTTATTGAGGCATATAAAATAATAAATGGTGGTGGTATATATAATGGTATTGCTTTTCGACAAAATGATATGAATTCTAATCTAACATTAGATAGTATTGGAAAATGTTCTATAGGTAACATTAGCATAAATCCGAATGATGGATCTTCTGGGAGTAATTATTCTTATAAAATATATATTATCGAACGTTGTCAAAATGATGCGAATACTGATATTAATGAAACTTGTATAAAAAATAATTCAATTTCCGCATTAAATAATTTGATTCCAAATGAAGAAAAAATATTAAAATGGATGGAAACAAGAAAGATAGCAATTAAAGATAATATTGATGATTCTGTAGCATCTACAAGAGTTGCAATTAAAGATACTACCGCATCTACCGGAGTAGCAAATTCATCACAAGAACAGAATAATGATAAAATAGCTCAATATGAAGACCTCCTCAATAGTATTCGACTCTCACATAAAAACTCGAAACAACTTCTTTCAGATAAGAATCGCCTCATTGCTACAACGAGCTCCAATATTCAAACATCCACTGATAAATTGGAGGACCTCAACAACAAAATAAATGAGGCGAATCAAGAGATAGCTAAAAATAATTCTGATTTTGAGAAAAAAAACAATATTATAACAACATTACGCGCAATGATTACAATATTTTTCATTTTACTTTTAGTAATGATCGTTTATTATGGGGCCCTATATACACGGGATGTCTATCCGGAGACATATAATTCTATATCAAATACAATTAATAATTCATTTTCAAGCTTCTCCTCTTTCAATACAAACTATTAGAACTACGTAGCCTCTTCATCATCATTATCGTATTCATTATTCTTAATGAATCCAATCAAATGAGTCGTCGTGCAATTTTTCTTACCAAATTTCTTCTCGAAATGCTTCTTCATCTCATTCTTCACTGGGAATTTATAGGAATTCATATTCTGTTGAAACCACGCTTTGAAGTTATCATGAATCTCCTGAAAACTGATTTTATCCGTTTTCTTATCAGTCTTGATTAAAAACTTGTCAATGAAATCAACATACATATCCATGTCCTTCTGATATTCTGTTGTGAATATTTCGACATCCCGAGGAATTTGTAGCCCATATGGCTTATACTCCGTAAAATAATAATGGACCATTATTGACATAAATGTTTCTCGCCATTTGGGCATTTTCTCGCTCAACTGCTTGTCCCGCACGAACTCATTATCTTCCACCGGATTATCTACGAAACTACTCAAATATTGGAGAACTTTAATACGACGCCACGTTCCCCTATCATCCGATGGAAGCTTTGGCATGTCATTACAAAAAAGAACTAACTTAAATTGCGGTTTGAATTCCTGAAAATTGGACCATAAACCACGCCCCTTAATTATATCACCTCCCGTATATTCCTTCATTAGACCGATGTTTATATTCTCATTCTCACTCGGCTCCTCCATATAAGCATATCGCTTCCCCTTACTCTCCACAATTTCCGGACTCACTGAATTACTGGCGCCCCTCTTTTGCGTGAAAAGCGTAATCGGAAACTTAATAGCGTAATTTCCCAGCGCGCCCACCAGCAATTCATTCAGCTTCGATTTTCCATTACCACCGGACCCCGTCCAAAAATGGAATGACTCGTCCGCGTTATGGCCCTCCAAAAGAGATGAAATGAATGTAAGCATATATTTCCGTAATTCAGGCTTCGGTTGTATCTTTTGAAGAAAGTCATTGATATCATCCAAATATTCCATGTCATCGTTGTATTTAACGTAATTTACATTACATCGCAGGGATATGTAGTCGCTGGGGAATCCATCGCGAAAGTTCCCCGTTGTCAGGTCGAGGACCCCATTCTTAAACCCGATTAAGTAATGATTCTCATCCAATTTATCGAGAAATATTTTGTCATAGAAAATACCCTTACACTCTTTCATGACGTTATCGATGAATGAAGTCGTCTTTAACTTATTTGTAATCTCAATTACAATATTAATTCGGTTCTCGATGACTTTTATCTTCTGTGTAATCTCAAACTTCTTCTTCTTGTCCATCTCATTTAATACATCATCCTCTAATCGCTCAATATTCTTATTATACTGGACGACCAGCTTCAAATATTCATTGACTAACTCATTGCTTATTTTCATCCGCAACTGAATACCACATTCATCCTCTTCCCAAATGTGATTCTCAAACCGATACCATTTCTGTGTCCTCACCGAAATACAGGCCCATTCATTTTTATACAGTTTATATAATACCCGCGCAATATCAACATTTGTCCCTGAAATAGACCCCTCCACTATACGTAATAATCGATTATTCTTGAACTCAGCAAATTTATCGGGGCTATCATTCTTCGCCCACCAATATAGACTCCCTATATTTATTCCACCGGTGTCCCGCATCCCAATCTTACTCCAAAACTTTTGACAACAACCCGGCTCATACTTAGAGCTCTTCTGACTGAAATCATCAAATATATTCAGCAAGTCATCATTTGACGGGTCAATGGAGTGGAGGGCAAAAGCCAAATCGCGCCATTCACTGTATTCATCGGCCCTCTTCGGGTTCAACATCATAACTAGCTCATAAATTTCCTGCATGTCATAGTTCATATCCGCGGTGTCCCGCTTACGGCTCTGCTTACGGACAATATCTTTTATTTCATAATTTTCAATCTCTGCGACCTTCGACTCGCGAATAACGGTCAAGCTTCCCTGATTCCGAATGCTCAGGAATTTGGGCAAATCATACTCATTATAGCTTGACTTACTAACAATCTCCAATGATGAACTAATAATATAGGTAAGCTCATACCTCGCCACATTTTCCTTAGTGCTTCCATACATATACCACCCCACTTGGTCAATGACTAGTTTATCAATCGCATCATAAATCGTATTATCTGTCGGAATCGTTTTAAATAATCCAATTTCCTCTAATTCCTTAATTACATTTTCGCGAATAATCTTTTGGACCGCAGGAGAACTAACGATGTGGGGAAACATTAGATGAATCCCATCTTTCATAATCGCGGAATCTACACCATTCGCCTTGTGTTTATATAAATATGGAGAAGGCCTTTCAAAAACGAAACATAAAACATTCGGATTTTCAAAATATTCGACGATATTCTTCTGATAAACTTCGCATATTTTCTTGATAAAATCGACTGAATACTGGCGCGTTTTTAAGTCAATATTGAATCGCAGGTCGATGTCAATAATAAAAGGCCCATTCTCAGTATGTTGCTCAATAAGATGAATATCGCAATGATTCACCATCATTTGCTTGTATAATTCATAAAATTCCTTTTCATTGCTTTCATCGACTAAAAACTTTCCGGAGTGCTTGGATATCCCTGTGTGAGATGGTTTAACAAGTGTCCCATTTTTTATACGAGATTTATTGAGAAAATTTATAAATTGTTGTTCAATTATATTTTTATTTTTCTTGTCTAAATTAAGAGAGTTCTCCATGATGTAATAATACAAAATTCTTTTAATTTATTTTACATGAAAAATTGAAATTATAATTCAATTAATTTTTAATTATATAAATAAAATGAGTAGCAATGGACAACCAAAAAAAATAGCTATACCAATGCGTTCAAGACGTATTATGGGAGATTTGAGGGAATTATTAAAAGACCCACTCCACGAAGTTTTTATTCATTTTGATGAGTCTGATATCAATCAAATGATTGTTATGATTCGCGGTCAAGAGGGACCATATGAGTTTTGTCAGTTTTTATTTCATATCCATTTTTCAGATGATTATCCGATGAGCCCCCCAATTGTCAAATTCTGTTCTAGTGATGGTAGAACGCGACTGAATCCCAATTTATATATTGAGGGGAAAGTGTGTTTATCAATCCTCGGGACGTGGCAGGGAGACCCTTGGACATCAGTTATGACAATTAAGACAGTCATATTATCAATCATGGCCCTCGTTATGACACGGGAACCTTTGAGGAACGAACCCGGAATGGAATCATCTTCCGCCGATAAAATAGAAATATATAATCAGATTGTTGAATATGCTTCACTGAATATTTTAGTGAATCAGATTAATCATCCGTCTGAGATGTTTGTCCCTCTTTTGAAGAATATGAAGGCACAATTCATTAAAGATTACCCCGCTCTCATTGAAAAAGTGGATAGGCTAATTCGGTCTGACCATAATCAAAAAACAGTTAAAATCAGTTATCACTCACAGATGGCAACTCTGGATTATGAATCATTAAAAAAGAGGATATATGACCTTTATGAAATTGTGTCATTGGAATCTTTGTCTTTGGAATAAAAAATGATTTAAAAAAAATCTAATAACTATTATAATATAAAATGAAATTCTGTCCAGAGTGCGAAAGTTTATTACATTACCGTGAAAAAGACGGGAAATTGGTTCATAAATGTAATGGTTGTAATTACATTTCCGAAACAAATGAAACAATCATTTCTCAAAATTCGTATTTGAGCAATAACAATCCAACGTTCGGTAATAAGAAAAATTTCATATATGATATGACATTACCAAGAACGATGAAATATGTTTGTCCAAATGATGATTGTATTACTCATGCGAACCCGAAAAAAAAGGAGGCCATATTCTTCAATGAGGGCGACAGCCTGAAAAGTATTTACATTTGTAAGGAGTGTAATACCGAATGGAAGTATTAGGATTCTTTATTTTTTACTTGATTTGGTCGGAATATATAATATCCGGCAACTGACAGTCCAAATAGAAAGGAAATTATGGCCATTATTTGTCCAACAGTCATTATATTATGTTTATAATATTTTTTGTAAAAATTGAAATATAATGATTTAAAAATATCTAACAATTAAATAATATGGAAGCCAATAATATAAATAACGAGTCATCTTCATATTTAGAGTCGAACGATTCAAATTCGAATAATAATTCTAATCAAATCAATGATTTAATTGAGGAGGAGTTTGATGACCTTAAAGCAACTTATCAGTCCATGATTCATCGCGACCGCAAAACGATTCCGATTCTTTCAAAGTATGAAAAGACACGAGTTGTTGGAGAACGCGCAATCCAAATCTCAATGGGGTCGCCTCCTCTTGTGGAAGTGGGAAAATTGGAAAATCCGGTTGATATCGCGGAAAAAGAACTGCGTGAGAAGAAGATTCCGTATATTATCAAGCGGGTTTTACCAAATGGACTGATTGAACTTTGGAGAGTTGATGAGTTGCGAATTGATTAATGATATACTGAATTAAAAACAATATAATAATTTTATAAACTTATAGATATTTTATTAGTATTATTTTACTTTCATTAAAAGTAAAATATTTTTATTTTTTATAAAACAACACAATCCGCAATTTAAGCGGGTGCAGTGAAGTGGCGAGAAAGAGCCTTCATAAGAGTGTTATAGAAGCAGTTCTCCTCTTGAACGACCTTACCCTTCTTATCCTTGACGGAGCAAAGCTCAGGGAAGAGGCTTTGGAGAGTAGCATCCATATTAATCTTGCGCTTGTTAGTCGCATCTTGAAGCTTGTGGCTACGGATGTATGAAGTAACCAATTTGAGGGCCTGCTTTCTTGAAACAAGGAGGTGGTCGCTGTCGTAAGTAAGATTCTCAACAATGGGGGCATTGTCATTATCAGTCAAGTCCTTGTGGGCCTCAAAGAAGCTCTTCATCTCAGCGGTATAAACAGGCTTTAACTGTTGAAGGCCCTTGTTTCCATTGGATGCGCGGGTAGAACCACGTTTTCCCTTCTTTTCAAGACGCTTAACATCACGTTCGAGCTTCTTAATGTTGGAGAGAGTAGAACGGGCCTTCTTAATGAGGGCTTGAAGAGTGTTCTGGCAAGAATGGGCCATCTCTAAAAGAGCAAGGGTCTCCGCTTGAAGGGGAGAAATAACACCAGAATCACTCGCATCAACTGCGGTCTCGGCAGTAGCCTCGACAGGGGTTGGGACGGTCTCAACGGGAGCAGGTGTAGGCGCAACCTCAGCAACAGCCTCTGTTTGGGAGGCGTCTTTCTTGGAGGTCTTGGATGAAGATACAGATTTCTTAGATACAGAAGCGGTTCCACTGGGCATCTCTTATAACATTTAATACACAAAAAAATCGGTTTTTTTACGAGCGAGTGAATTAAATAACGGAAAGTTGCGTCCTAAATAATTGAAAAAAATTGAAAGATTAAATTATAAATTTTTAGATGTTTAAACATTCAAATTAAAATGTCAGCAATTCAAAGAAAGTCAGCAACAAAGAAACCAGAACATTCTGATGAAGTTCAGGAAATAGAGATTCCTCTTCCTCCTCAACCTAAGAAAAAAAGTTCTTCTAAACAGGAACCAGTTAAGGTTGTGGTCGATGATGATTCTACTCCTCAATCTGTCGCAGTCGTGGAAACAAAGCCCTCTAAAAAAGAAAAAGGTCCTTCTAAACAGAAGGATTCTACTCTGGAAATTGTCGATGATGATTTTACTCCATCTGTCGCAGTCGTGGAAACAAAGCCCTCTAAAAAGGGGAAAAACTCCGCTCCTAAATCAGTTGAACAAGTTGAACCAGATGAAGTTGCAGAAACAAAGCCCTCTAAAAAGGGGAAAAAACCCGCTCCTAAATCAGATGAACAAGATGAACAAGTTGAATCAGAAGGTCAGGGAGAAGTTGTTGAGAAAGAGAAATCAAAAAAACAGCCTCCTAAATCTTTGGAAGAACAAATCACGGATTCAGTTGAAACATTAACAAGTCAAATTGATAAATCCAAAGTTTTGATTGAATTGAAAGAAGCCCTTCAAAAGCATCTCACCCCTTTAATTACAACCAGAAAGAAGGAATTAAAGGAAAATAAAGAGGATGAATCCAAAGACCCAAACCTTCAATTCTTAGAGAAACAAAAGGATGGTTTGAAGGATGAAATCACAATATTGAAATCATCGATTCGCGAGTTAGCTTCGGTTTTAAAGGTCATCGAGAAAGCTACTAAACAGCTCGAATCGAAGAAAAAGAAATCAAGCAGCGATCCTTCTGAACCAATGAAAGAACGGGCTAAAAATTTTGTTCCAGTTTCAACTGATTTAATGACTTCATTTATTCAACAAAATCAGTCCCTGAAAAGCAATGATGGAAATCTAATCTTCGAACAAACACCTGAGACAAATTCAGATGGTCGTTTCTTAGTTGAAACAACACAACTTATGCAGTTAATTCACGCATATATTCGTGAGAATTCACTGAGAAAGGATAAATTTATCGTTCTTGATTCTCAATTGGAGCCATTGTTTTCTGCTTATTTTGAGAAACAAAAAGAAAAAGGAATCGTTGATATGAAGCCTAATAGTGCGTCAGTTATGTCGGTTATTTATGACCACGTTGAAAAGAAAGCCAAAAAATAAATAGCGTTTTCATTTTAATTTTGGATAAAAAATAATTATTTTATAAAAACCTTTCAATGATTCAGTTCTTTAATCATTTCATCTATTCTACTAATACTATTTTCCTCATAATTCTTTAATAAATCCTTAATATTTGTCGTCTTCGAAAAATGATATAAGTCATACTTCGAAATCTTAAAATTCATATGATGAAATGTCTTAAATACTTTTTGTATGTCCTTTATATTAATAAAATTTTTCAGGTCAAATTTCTCTCGGTCTTTATCAACTCCAATCATTTCAAAATCATACACTAAAATATCACTAATTTTCTTTTTGTCTAAATTCTTTATTGAGCAAATAGTAGGAACCTTCCCGTTTATTGTATAAGATTTTATATATTTTAACTGACATGACCTCGGTAATAAAAGTTCATACTCAGAAATTAAATAAACTGGATGATTATTCATATTTGAACCCATGTCCTTTCGTCGTTGTCTTAACATTGAAAATACAGTAAGCTCACTATCTAAATACAACACTTTCGCATTTTTAGGAATCTTAATCCGAAATAAGCAACATTTCGCGGTTTTGGTCTCAACAAAATGGGAATCCAAAAATTCAAGGGCCTGATCGTTCAATAAAGAGGTCGATAAATAATTCTCAAAAGAAAAGATATCACCATTCTTCAATTTCCTTAACTTATTCAACATGTTCTCCTCTAAGTGTTGGTCCTTGAAATCGATTCCACGATATACATAATACTCTTCCGTTGTTTTAGGACATTTATAAAAAATATCATCCATCTCAATAATACTTTTAATTATTCGATAAAATGTGTAAAAAATATTATTCACAAATTCCGATTTCAATGTTGTTATATCAATCGTTTTTCGATTCTTGAATATGGCGTCAATAATTGAAAAAAGGGACTTATCATAATTTATAAAAAAATTCTCGCGGTCATACAAAAAGGTATTAATCATTTTGTATCCGTTTAACTTATAATCCTGTAAAATATATAAACCGTATCGGCCAATTTTATTGTAAAACTTATCGTATATTTTCTTCAATTTGAGAGACTTCCAATAAATGGCCTGTTTATACTCTTCAATCAAATCAGTTATTTCAATTATTGATTTCTTAATACTCATTAATAAATAAAAGAAATTTATAAATTAATAATATTAAGTTTTTTATAAATTATTATTCTGATTAGAATAATTATTGAATATTATATAAGGTTTTTATCCTAAAAATCAAGAATTTTTATCACACAATCACTTATTTTCTTGAAACCGGTTTCTTAGCAGGGGTCGGAGCAGGAGGGGGCTGAGCCCCCTTTTTAACAACCTTTTGAGCAGGAGCCGGAGCTTCTTCTTCCTCAGATTCTTCTTCCTCATCTTCCTCTTCATCACTGTCAGGAACGGTCTCCTTCTTCGGTGCCGGCTTCGAAACCACTTCGTCTCCAGATTCCTCTTCTTCATCGGAATTACGAGAAGCAACGACTGCCTTAGAAGGAGCAGATGCGGACGCGGTCCGTGTCAAAGGAGCTGAATCTTCTTCGCTTCCCGAACGGAAAACGAATGATTTCTTCTCCACTGAACGAGGAACAATGTGAAGCTCTTTGACATACATCTTCAAGCCGAACTTACCAAGGTAATACCAAAATTCCAATCGAACAACTGCGTCAAAACGTGTTCTCGGAGGAAAACAACCATTCAAATCATCAAATGTTGCGACAGAAATTTCAGTTCCAGTCTCTGAATCTACAACCTTGATATTTGGATTACCATCGCGAGTATACAACGAAAGATTCGTCGAATAAAATGTCGCTTCGGTTCCATCTTTCAATTGGCCAAGTTTTTCATTGAGAGACCTGTTGTATTTACCTTCGACCAGTTTCGGACCCAATTCCTTATCAAAAATTTGTTTAGCGTTAGTTGTTCCGTGTTGAAGAGCCCATGAATCCAGTTTCTTTAATTGTTCATAAATAGGGTCTTCCTGTTCAAAACAAGCAAGGATAGAGTGTTTTTCACTTTTTTCTTGTGATTGACTATCTGACGCCATACCAGTTGAAACGCCGAATTTACCATATAAATTGGGTAATCTTAGTTTGAACCATTTTGAACCATTTAATGAGATTTCTGATTTCAGTTTTCCACCTTCATTCTTTTGAGGCTTTGAAGCATTCAAAGAAGAGATATCCAAATCCTCAATCGGGATAACATTATCTTTCTTTTGATATTCCTTTTTCTCTCCTTCGCCACGGATTTTGATTGCTTCACACACAAATGAGTTCGCAAATTTTCCGTTGCGGTCGAAATAAAATCGGACATAACCGATGACGGATACAAGCATATTTCTCTGAATGCGCTTTTCCAGTTCCTCAAATGAAGAGACTGTTTCTGATTCATCATTCTCCGATACAACAACAACCGAAAAATTCTTCGATTTGTATGCTGTCTGGATATTGAATCTGAGCTGTCCTTTGTCATTCAAGAAACCATTACATAAAGCGCTTACGACCGATTTCTGGTCCTTTGAATAGCTCTTACCGAAAACGGCCTTGTGATTATCAAAAATGATGTTCTTGATTCCTTCTTGAAAAGCTTCAATCTGTTTAGCTGATTCGCCGTCAAATTCAATTGTTAGCGAATATGATATAGTTCCATCTTTATTGGTGAAGCTTGAAGCGGGATAAACGGTTGAACCATCTACTTGAAATGAGAATTTCTCTCCATCGGAAGTCAATGAACCATTCTTTGAACCGGTTTTTGACTCTGACATTTCGAGACGAATTGATGAAAAATCAATTTCGCCCTTGTTCAATAAAGGAAGACCCTGTTGTTGTTCTTGTTGTTGTGTTGATGACATTTTGATTTTATTATTCATCTTATACTGATAATATTAATATTCAATTTTTTTTAAACTGTTTTTCCGTCATTGGATTAAATTAATTAAATATGAAAAATTGATTTAATTTAAAATAAAAAATATACTAATTATAGAAAATGTCAAATACAAGTATTTGTTGTTCAATAAAATCCAAGAAAGAACCGAATGTCAGATGTTCTCATCCGACGGTTCATTCAAGCGAATATTGCGGGATACACATTAACGCCAAAACATTAGTCAGATTTGTCGGAGGATTCGGGGTTCAGTCTCCGAAAATAGAAATCCCCAAAGAAAAACAAGTTCAAGAAGTCATCCCTGATAAAAATAAAAAACAAAGACATTCAGTAAATGAATCGCAAGAGGAAAAAAAAGCTTCTATACGTATTCAATCTGTATTTAGGGGATGGAATATGCGTCGTCGCTCCAAACCGAACAATATAGAAGACTGTGGGACACTCGAAAACCTTTTAGAAATCCTAATTGAGTATTATATTCAATATCAGGATGCGACCGATAATTTATGGTACGGATTCGACATCCGGACACTGGAATCGATTCTTGAATCAAAGCGTCCAGTCAATCCATATAATACGAAGGACCTCAAACAGAATAATAAACTTATGGCAAATTACGCCCATAAGAAATCATTCCTTTTAGAGAATAATCGAAAAATGAGCCATGATTCACCAAAACTTACCGAAAGTCAGAGGTTCTCACAGTTTGTAGTCAGAGTATTCCAAAAATTCGATGAATTGGGTCAATACACGGACACCGAATGGTTTACAATGTTAAGCCTCGAACAGCTTAAACAATTCTACCATTTAGCGAATGACATGTTCGATTACAGGGCGCAACTGACCGATGAAATGAAGAAGAACATTGTAAAAAATGGGCTCATATTTCACAATTTTAAGTCGACCCTCTCCAAATTCCGGAATGTTCATACTCGTATTTTACAGGTGGAAATCCTCCGAGAAATGGAGCGCGTCGTTGATGAAGGGGTCGATAAGGAATTCAAAATAATGGGGATGAATCTAATTTTATCTGCGCTGGTCGAGGTAAGTCATCGGGCCTCGTTGGCCCTTCCTCACCTTGTCCAAAGCACGTTTTTCAATGATTAGTCAGCATATACGATTCCCGCAATACCAGCCTCAATTCTTAAAACATTATAATTCGTAGCATAAATATTCAATTGCGTATCCTTTTGAATAACACATTCATTCAGAACCAAATCGAGCGTCGCATTATCAATTCTACTAAAATTACACGTCCCACTTGGCTGAAATTCTTCCGGTTTCAATGAAAAAGAGTATAAATAAATGAAATTGCGCGGGACGCGTGTGTGATATTGATATGGCTGAACCACTCGAAAAACTAATGGCTCTCTCCTCTTAAACCGCTCTTGTCCCTCGAAGCGAATAGTCGCCGAATCAATCGTATCGCCGGGAATGGGTTCCCCATTGCTAAAATCGAAGAAATCATAGGCCTTATTGGGCCCAAACTGGAAAATGCGGTTCGTTTGTAGGACCCATATTAATTCCTTGACCGGTTGATTAAAATACATCGGGACTAATATATTCTTTTCATTAACGCCGACGGTATTAACCTGTAATTGGTCGATGAGATATTCCAATGAGCACGATGTAAATTTCTTGCGCTCCTCATTTTCCAAAAATATATAGTCCACCCACAAACTAGCATCAACAATGGTTTTTCCTTCAACAATACTGCTGTTTTCTCCACCGAATCCGGGTGGAAGTCCATTGCTTGAAACCCAGAGCTCATCGAAGTTTCGGAAAGCAACAATGATTCGAACCTTGGAATATTGGAGGCTTATGAGAGGGAGTGAGAGGCCAATGTTTCGATTAAACCAGAATTGTAGGGGAATATAGAGGTTGAGTGGGCCTGACTGGGTGTCAGTCGTGAAATCGAAGTGCTTCCCAATCATTAAATTATAGCCATACTCTTTTTCGGAGGTTAGCGTGAGTTCGCTCCATATTTCTAACCACTGGCCATACTGCCTATCAATCAAGAAGCCTCCTATTTCAATGTCGATGTGTTGAATAATGGCGTGTCCAATCGCATTAACCCAACTTACAGTATAACAGGGATTATCTTGGGGATTGACATTGAGGTTCGGTAGTCGCACATTCAAGAAGATTTCATGAACTAAATCGGCCTGCGGGTCAATATCACAATATACTTTCGTCCCGAAATTGACGATTCCATGAAATAATTGCTGGATACTCTCAATCGCAAAATTTGTATGTCTTTTATAGACACCTACAAAAAATGTAATTTGTGGGTTTCCAGTTAGATATACATTTTGTGGTCCATATGCGCTTAATTGTAATAATCCTCCGGTCATATTATATAATATATCATACTTTTTATATTTGAAAAAATTGATAATAATTACATCTTGTTCTCCGTTTGAGAGGTGGAATGCATCACAAATCATCAACTGGAAAATTATATCCTGAAATTGAATCACTTAGAAAAGATTTGAGTCCAGAAATTCAGGAATTGATATCTTCTACTTTAAATATTTAAGTTGCGTAAAAGGATTTTCCTTTTTCTTTATAAAAATTGATGGTAAAAATGAACAAAATTTATATGATAATTGCACCTGAATTGGGTTGCCGCGAATTAGGGTGCTCGAAAGAGATCAGAAAAGCGGGGTTTGACGAGGGGATGGTGAATCTGGAAATTGTAAAAGTATGTACTGGTTGGCACTTTTGAATGGAGAAACTTGTCCGCTGGGTGAGGAGTAAAGTTCGATGACTTTGATGTCAGAGAGGTGTCATATTTTGTACATATGTAAGCGATTTTAGAATGAGTGCGACGATTGTTGTGGTTTAGTTGTGAAAGTTTTTACATTAGACAGTTGACGATTCAGTTTTTTTGAATGAAGATAATGGAACAATTCCCTCGTAGGTTTTCTGACCTGTTGGGGATAATTCTAAAATCTGATTGATATTAGGCTTGATTGTGAAATGTTTTCTGTTATTATTTTCAAGTTTTTGTAGTTTGTGTGATTTTTCTTGGACTGATGTCTGGATTTGAGCAAATTTAAGTAGAATTTTCGTCGCGAAAAAAAAGCGATATTTTTCCAGAAGTGAGTCATGTTGTAGATGTTTGCACATTTTTTTGTGCTTATGTAGACTATTTTGACTTTATGGTAAGAGATTGTGATTGTTGTTGCGTTTCACCAAACGCGACAACAATTGCATATTTGCTAATTCTGGAATTTTCTACTTAAATTTCTCATCCTAATTATGTCACAGAAGCCGATCATGAATTAACGAAAGCTAAATCTCACTTTCAACGCGATCATTTTCTGACTTGTTCCAGAAGTCATTATAAAATATTCAATTTAAAAAATACAATCCAATAATATATATGTCATTAAATGAACAAGTCGCCCAGATAATTCAAATAATCACGAAATTACAAAAGCAAGAGGATTTTCACACAAGTAAAAACATTGTCGCTGATAAAACAATTTATGCGAAGAAAGGCCTCCATGTCGGGGATTTTAATCCAGCATTCGACCTTTTCATAAAAGGGAACAGTTGTATAAAAGGGGACCTAATAATCAAGGGGAACCTCGTTTATGAAAATAGCGGGAGTATTACCAAAAGCGAGTTCTGTGATGTGGTTGCCTCGGAAATATCAGGTTTTCGAATAAGGTCCGATACATCTACGCACGGATTTATGTGGAATGAATCCAACGCGGAGTTCGTTATCGCGGATGAGCGATATTTTGAAGAATGTAATCGTAGCTATTTGAAGAATATCCGGATGAATGATATTCAATGTAGGAACATCGTTCTTGAATCAATCTCATCATCATCCCATGTGCCAATTAAAATAATGGCCGACACATTAATACAAGGGAACCTCGCTGTTTCGGAAAATTTAAGTGTTAGCTCAATTACAGCAGAAGATTCAGTTTATTTCAAAAAACCGATTATCACTGATATTGCGAAAATAGATAAGAACCTATACGTTGATGGAACCGCCGAAATAAAAGAATTATACACGGATGCCCATCAAACGAAGAAGCTGAATATTTTGGAAAATGTCGGTGTTGATGGAGATGCGGTAATAAATGGGAACCTTTATGTAAAATGCGGGGCCGACATTCGGAAAACGCTGGAAGTTGGGGAGGACCTCATTATCGGGCGCTCACTCATATTCAATAACGGGGCCTCATCGGGTATAGCTTTTTCCGAAATAACCGCCATTGAGAACGGGAGTGTATCTTTCATTAATGGGAAGCGAATTCCCGAAATTGGTGATGTTCTAACAACGGAGGAAAATCAATCGCTCTGGAATAAATCGCTCGGGAACGAACTCAATGCGAATCTTCAAAGAATAACGAATTTGAATCTCCCCAAAGAGAATGGCGACGCCGTAAATAAAAAATACGTAGATTCATTTGTTTCGGGCTGTCATTTTATTCCATCGGCGCGCCTCTGTTCTACAAGTGGCGTAATAGACGCAGTTTTTACGAATGGGTCATATATTTCCAAAAAGATGGAGGAGCTGGTAATAGATGGAGTCGCCCCTGATATTGGGGATCGGGTCTTGCTCTATAACGGTTTATATAATGTCATATCGAAGGGAAATCGGAATCAGTCGTGGATTTTACAAAAGACAACTGATATTATAAATAGGGATGTTCTTATTCTTGTTAGATACGGAGAGAAGAACGCGAGGAAAATATTTTGTTTGAGTAATAATATCGAAGTATGGGAGTTTTTAACATCGGATGAATACGTTAAAAAGGCGGTAGATATGGATAATATTATAAAAAGGCTGGAAAAGCTAGAAAAGCTGGTTAGTAGTCTCCTTACAAATTCATCATAATATCTTGTATATACGACATTATAACATGTGCGGTTTTTCGAAGGTGATGACCATCCAAATCAATTATGTGTGGAAGATTTTTAAAAATGTTTTTCTCAGTATAATCATCATTACAGCTATTTTTCATTTCATCCAAAAATAGGGAGATTGATTCATCCATTTTCTCAGTTCTTACGAACTCATAATCATTTAATTCTTCGACGGCGCTATAAATATCAAAAAAGGAAGAGTTCTTATTTGATATTTCTTGCTGCGTCGCATGAAATGTATTCGGGCCCTTGTAAGAGCAGATTTTGATTTCTAATAAAACGCACATCATTGATTCATAAAATGTCATTTTATAATAATATATAAACCAATATTTTTAAGTTAAAAATCCATTTTATAACTTAAAAGAATCCAAATAAAATAAACCATGAGTAACGAACTTCTACCATATATAAAAAATCTTGAAAAAAGATTGGATGAATCCAATGGCGCAATCCGTAAATTAGAGAGCTCACTTAAAAATGACCTCTCAACTGGAAAGATAACATTCGCCGGAAAAATGGAACCGTCCCAAAATGCGACCCATGATATTGGGTCGGTCCAACGCTTCATCAAAGATTTATACTTGTCCGGTAAAATTATATATCCGGATGTGCTTGATTTCGGAATAAATAATGATTTTTGTATTAATCAAATGGGGAAAGTCGGGTTTCATACGAAAACAAATATGGATGGTGTATCAATCAAGGGACTCCCGAGTTTTACTATTCAGGGCGCGATGTATATCGGGGAGATGACTTTCATTATTCAGATATCCGGAGCCATCGAGAATTACATAACCATTATGGACATTGCTGTCGTCGATTCGATCCCTCTCCAAATAATGGAGATAAATGGCGACAGAATAACTGTCCGCCCTTTCGATGAGAAAAGCGTCGTCATATTTGAGCCGAACAAGCTATATAATTTGGTAATACATAATACAATTCTGGGAGTATTGGACGCGAGCAATAAATCAATTATGAAGATTGACGCCCTCGGAAACCTCTTTTATAACACGACCAACCGGAAGGCCGATATTACATTAAATGGGACCGTTCATTTTGAGCAGGGAGCCCACTTCAAAGAGATGACAATGGAAAGTCCGAAAATTATTATGAATATGAATTCCGAATTTGTGGGGGGTAAAAGGGCCCCCCTCGATGGAGAAATAGTGGGCTCCAAAGATAAGCAACAACTCTGGAATAAATCATTCGGGAATGATGTTTCCGTCGGGATGAACCGGATTCGGGATATGAATGACCCCGTTGCGGATACTGACGCAGTTAATAAGAGGTATATTGACCGCTATTTGTCGGGGCTACGTATTGCGAAGCCAGTCGCTTCTTCTATTCTGGTCGCCGGAGGGAAGTATGCGGAGTCGCGCATTTGCGTTGCTGATGCGCGCTTTGAGAAAGGGGTGCGTTATATTTTGATGAAGCAGGAGAATCCCATGGAGAACGGGGTGTATGTCGGGGTGGATACGTTCGCAATTGAGAGGGCCGATGACTTTTGTAGCCGGATGGGAGCGGATGAGTTGCGGATGTATTACACTTTCATTGAGGACATGGGTGTGGGCGTTTGCTTTAATTGTATGGATGATTTTGAGTGGGACCGGAGCCCGATTCATTTCAACACATTCTCGAAGACGGAGAGCTATACGAACGGGGCCGGACTCAAAAAGGAGAATAATCAGTTTTCCGTAGTGGTGAACCCAGAAGTGTTCGATATTGGAGAGAATGGGCTGGAATTGAAGGTGGGGGCATTAGACAACAAATATATCCGGAATAATTATATTCATCTTATTGGGGAGTCGGGTATTGATATATCGAAGTCGGTAATCCATCACGGGGAGAATGCGCGGGTTGGCTTGAAGGTGAACCGGAAGCAGTTCCATTTTGGAAAGAACGGGGAGCTCGAATTGAGTTCAGGAGGACAGACGGATAAAGTGGAGTTCGGTGATACAATTACGGCGGTTAAGGCTTTCCAGAATGTCCATCAGTTGTTCCCGCCTAAGAAGATTTTCGTGGAGTTTCAGTATAGTGAGGATAATATTGGGGGTGATAACATGATTCAATATTATGTATGTAGCTTGGACTCTGAGGGAAAGGCGACTAATTGTAGGAAGAGCGATGAATATCATTATAGCGATGATGCGAGTAGTGTTTTTGCGAATGTGGAGTGGGAGATAGTTGATAATTGTTATGGTTATAAGCTGTATCGGAGAATTAACCGGAATTTCCAGTGTATTACGGTGGGGAAGATTGATTTGGGCGTTCTTGATATATTGGCGCCGAAGCATTTCACAAAGATTGAGTGGGTCGATTGCGAGGGGCCGGATGATGTGAATCGGACGGTGTTTGTTGTGAATAATGTGGGGTCCGGCGGGAGTTTTTTCAATGGCGGGGGCGTCGGGATTGGGACTGAAAATGCGGTGAGCGCTTTACACGTGGTGGGGAATCAAGTGAATAGTCGGGGGGATTCCGTTGTTTTGGTGGAGGGTGGAGATGAAAATCGGGACTTGCTACGGTTGTATCGGAGGGGTATAAAAGGTGGGGCGAAGATTGTGGGGGAGACGGCCGACGGGAAGTCATCGATTGAGATGGGCCGGAATATGCGGGTTGTTGTGGAGGATGAGGGGGTCGTCTTTCTTGGGCGGCGCGATGACATGGATGATATTAATTATAAGATGGGGTCGGACAGTTTCAGTGTTCAGGCCGGTGATGGTGGAATATACGCATCAGGTGATATGATGTGCGGGGGCGCCTTTGCGACTTTTAATAATCGCATTGGAAATAATGGGGCCGTTCTGAAAACGGGGTGTATCGGGAATAGTATTGGGAATGAGGTGGGCTTCTTGTGGGAGGGAGATGGACTGTTCGCGATTCCTTTTAATAATGGGGCGCCAGCGGTTAAGAAGAGAGTTGGAGTAAAGAATTTCACGATTCAACATCCAATACACGCCGATAGATATTTGGTTCATGCTTGTTTGGAGGGGCCGACGGCGGATGTATTTTACAGAGGGGTGGGCCGGATTGAATACGGGGATGAATCGGCGGATATTGAATTACCGGAGTATTTTAGCAGGGTGGTGGAGAAGGAGAGTCATACGATTCATATCACGCCGAGGGGAAAACCGGTGGGGATTTTAGGGGCGGATATTGTTGGGGGGAATATATTGCGAGTATGTAGCGATAGAATTTATGGGATTGATTTGGAATTCTATTGGCAGGTCATTGGAAAAAGGGCGGGGACTGATTTTGATAGTGAACCGAAGAAGGGGGATGTGGTTGTTCAAGGATTCGGCCCTTACACTTATTTAATATAG